TTATTCAGGCACATTCAATTAATTTTGATCTACTCCTGTGCTAAGAGGGGTGATTGGTACTTCTCCCAAATCACATTGTTGTTCATCGCGGTATGATTCATCGCGGCTGGTTGCGCGGGCCCCGTCCAGGGGGGCTCCGGCGTCTAGGCATTGCTCGGCGAGCAGTCTGAGGGTTCTTATCCTCAGCTCTTCGGCTTCCGCTTCCTGCATCGACTCCTGGGCTTCCTTCCTGATCTGCTCGAACATCTCGATATGTTCGGTTGAAAGGCCGGCTATCTCCAGGACCTTGGGATCGGACAGGTACTCGCGCACCATCCGTTCTTCCACGAGGTTCGAAACGTTGTTGACCAACTTGTTTCGGAGATTGTGGACCGCTGTTAGAGTTAGGGAAAACTCTTTTGCGGTCCCGCCCGTCGCCCGGGTACTTACGATGCTGAGCGTGCTGCTCAGTGCCATTAGTGCTCCGTTGATGGATTCGAGCTGCATTTTGATCAGCTCTACTATGATTGTTTGCTCTGTCATTTTGATGTTGTCGAAGGTCCACGCTCCCTGATGCTGGTTGAGCTTCCGCATCTAGGGTGTCTTTATACACGACTTCTTCTTCATCACGATTTATTGTGATGGTCGGAGCCAAGACATCCGTGCACGCACGGAGATGTCTCTGCAATTCTCTCAACGACTCTAAAGATAGGCCGGTACGTGCGCTTATGGTGTCGAACATCGCTGGGATGTCCGCCTCATCTTGTGGCCAAGCTCCACCGCTAGTCAACCAATATGGTTTTTCCGCACCATAAGATTTTCTGGTGTTCCTCTTTTCCTCTGACTCCATTCCTGGTTGCGATAGAAAATTTCTAACAACCATATTCGCATAGTCTCCGGTAATTGGTGTAATTCCATCAGTGACTAAATATCCTTGTAAGCGATCAACGGCTGCGGACAATAGCGGGACATTGGGATCGCGAGCAGTTAAATGCAGCTTTCGCCAAGTCCTCAATGGGTCTTGAAAAGAAGTGGTTGACTCTGTGGGTTTTGGAAAGACTCTCGCTAGGAAAGTCACGCCGGTCTCCGGGCTCGTTTGTTCTAATTTTAGGCCCATTCCGAGGGCTTCGGCTGCTGATGTGAAAGCACGACCAAATTGTTTATCAAACAAAGAGTCGTCGCCGAAGGCTAGGCCTATTACGCGATATGCGTCTTCGAGCGGGAGTTCGGGAAGCGTTATTCTGACTGCACAATACTGCAGGAAAGCATTTAAAACGGTGTTCAAATCGCAGGTAGTGGGGGACCCACTTTTTACGCCCACGCCAGCCTCGTATCTAAAACCAAATCTTTTGGCTCGGGCTGGACAATTGATCAACATGTCAGTAAACGTCGTTAAACTGCTCCGGAATTGCGTTCCAAAGTAGCGATGGTAGACAGCGTTCATGACATGTCGTTGGGCCCATTCAGGAACGGACCCATCAAGATTGTTGAAATCACCTTCAAGCGGCTTGTCGACTGAGGAACAATAATCCACTACTTTTGCTGCGATTTGATTTGGTGTTAGTCCAGGGCAGAACCAATGTTGGTTGTGTTCGGCATGCAGGACTGAATCGCGAAACGAAAGAGTGTAGCTTGATAGCCCCAACAAAAATCTCATATCCGGGAAAGAAGAAATAATTCGACCGGGTTTGTTGGTGGGCTCGTTCTTGACAAAGCATTCTATCATTTTCCTAGCGGGCATATCCACTGTTTCCCACACCTGCTTTATGGCTAACGTTTGCGATGGTTTATCGAGTAATTCAGCGGTATGTTCCAACTCATAGGGCACTCCCTCATGGGGGATGGGCACTACGAGCCTGACGAATTCCTCTGCAAACGTTTGGTAGCGTCGAGATGGTGTCTTCAAGTTAGTAGCCATGGTGACCCTCGCATCAATGGATTTGGAGAGGGTTTCCCAACGTTTTATCATTGGAACCATATTGGCATCGGACACTAACGGTGACGCATATGACCTAAAGCTGGTTTCGGGTGCTTCGGCTTCCACGGCTGATGGCCAGTGGACCAATGGACCGACAGGCTTGCCGATCCTTGAACATTCGGGATTTTCCGATGTTCCTTTGCGATAGTATTGTCCGACCAGTGCCAGGTCTCTGGGATCGCTGTAACCCATCCCAACCATGCGACTGGTCACGGATTGGGCACTAGCGAGCCCCATCAACACGTCGTAATCCTTCTTCACGAGGGTGCTTGTAGCATCTTCCCCGGCGCGCCCCAGGTTGATCTCCAGAATGTCTTCGTCGGTGATGCTGACGATGGAATTCCAACCAGGGGTTCTCGCGTCCCCATAAACCAATCGTTTTAGGGAGCGAGCGTGCAAATCGGAAGGGAGCCATGAAAGTTCCCAGTGGGAGTACTGGGGCACGGTCCACACGATTACACGGTGCGGTGTCTTTTTGAAGGGACGACAGTGATGGATCTTTTGATACATCATTTTACGTAATCCGATGATGCTCAAAGCGCGACCGACCCAGGTACAAGGGGCCTTGAAAGCCACATATTCGCCTGCGTTTGCCCAATCCCATACCTCATGTTCCCAACCAGAGCCTCCACTAACATCGTAAATGATCTTATTGTCCTTGATGCGGAAGGGAGTGTCACCGTCTTTACCGGCAACTTCTCTTGGTTGGAAAGTGTAGAAGATTGAAGGGTTAGGATAACCTAAGAATTGGGAAACGTCCTTCAGGTAATAGTCAATGTCGATCCCCATGACGACTTGTTTCGCGCCGGGAACCTCATAACTGATGTCCTTCTGAAGGTCTCCAACAGCATAATGGAAGTGCGTGGAGTGGTCTTGGTCGACTGATCGGCAACCCGGTGAAATCTCGAATACCGAGTACCCCAATGCTGATATCGCGTTCGTCATAACGGAACGTGCCCCGTCTCTTGAGGCTCCAGACACTTTGTGCCCATTGTCGGATGATCTCGACGGCTGGGCATTTAAAAGTGAGGACATTGGACACCAATCAATACGATGGTTGGTGCGGGTTTTATCTATCACAAAGCGTTGCAACATTCGTGCAAACATGCTTCTACTAACTGTGGCATACGGACCGATTACCGCATACTTCACAATTGCATTGCGTCTGCGCCAAGTATAGATGACGCAGCCTGAGACGATCATGATGCAGGCCAGCGATTTGGCAGTGCGTCTCACGTCGTCAACAATGCAAGAAACTTCGTTCATTAGGAATTTCATAG